TGACCAGTACGAGTTCCTCCAGTAGCAGCTAATTGTTCACGAATAAGCTGTTGTTGAAGAGGGATATTTCTAGCAGCTTCTTGTTGATTAAGAGCTTTAGCCTTTTCAGCAGCCATTGTGTCAGCAGTTCCTAATTGTGCAAGATTAGCTTGATAATTCTTAGCTAAATCTTCTGATGTTTGTGTGTATCCAGCTCCTAGATTAGTCATTCCTGTTTGATACGCTGGATTTAATGCAGAAAGAGCTTGCGCTTGATTTCCAACAATTCCCTGTTGTCTAGAACTTCCTTCTGTTATTGTCTTAGTCATTCCTGGGATATCAACATTTGCTGATTTTTTCTTTCCAAATATACTATTAGCTAATCCAATTGCTGCTGGTGCTAATGCTACTGCTAAAGGTATTGGCATAATATTTCTCCTTATTTAAATTGCTTGAAATTTTTTCCACCCATCTGGAAATTTGACATACAAATAAAAATTGGTTCCATCATTAATTGGCACAATAGATCCTATTGATCCATCTGAATCTTTGGGAATAGCTGTTTGTGGATTATGAGAATGAGATATATTATCTAGATCCTCAAAACTTCTTCTTATTGCTGGATCTTTTATAGTAAAATATTGATTGTTTGACATATTATCCTGTTATTACATTCTTTTGTTTTCTAATAATAGCTTCAAGTTTAAAAGATTGTATTTTAACTTCTTGCGAATCAGAATTGTGAATATTAAGCATTATTGTTTGCCCTGATGAAATAGAAGTAGTATAATTTGGTCTTAATCTAACGAAACTCATCATACGATTAGTTGGAAGAGTCCAAGAATTAAATCCAGCATTGTTGTATAATAGATTCCAGTTTGTTCCAGAATCAGTAGAAAAATAAACATTAAACGTAGCTCCAGTATTAGCTAATTGTAAAATTACTTCGTTTAGTATTTTTACTTTCTCAATATTACTTACATACTCAGTAGAAAACTCAAATTCTTTTGTAAAAATATCACAGGTTATTGGTTGACCCTTATCCTGTAATCCTTGACGAAAACTAACAATTTCTCCAGTTACTGCATCTCCATAATATGGAATACCAAAAAAGAACGATAATGTAGATACATTAACATCTTTGTGAACTCTCCACTTTCCTTCAAAATCTAACTCAAAAATAATATTATTATGTGTCTGTAATATTTCAGAAGCAATCAAAAAGTAACTTTTATTATAAAATATTGAAGCTATTCTAGATTGATTTACATCATTTCCAAGAAACCAGTTAATGGTTACACTATGAATAGTTGGGACATGATTAGCAGATGAAGTAATAACTGTTTTGTATTCTACCCATTCAAGTATAGGTAAACTTGTAGTTGGAAAAGAACCATTAGTTACCGAATACCATGTTGCAGCAGCTAATCCACCAGAAGTAGCAGCACTTTTCATATAAAATGTCACACTTCCACTATTAGTTTGATAATCTGACTGAAATATATCCCATCCCAAAGGAGTAATGCCAATATCAATAGCGCTAGAGACAAAAGTTGATGTTAGAGTCCAAGAAAATGTAACCGAAGTGATAGTATTTGACAGTGATCCAGGAATAAGCTTAATTTTTACATATTGATGAACAACAGCAGAACCTAAATCTGTAAAACTGGAAAAAGTAATTCCGTCAGTTGACGTAGCAATAGTAACTACTCCGCCACTTCCAGTTTGAACAAAAGAAAGTTCATCATATGAAGTAACATCTGCTGTACAGTCAAGAATTTGACTTATCCAAACAGCATCACCAAAAGTAGGTATTTGAGGAGCTGGAACTGAAGGAATAGTTCTATCATCAACTGTATCTAACTCCCAGGTAAACCTGTAAAATCTATTATTATCATATGGAAACCCAGAATAATCTCCAGAAGGATTAACTAAAACGTATGTGGATATTCCAGAAATGAATAGCGGATCAGATGAAGCATCAAGAATTAATCTTCCTGATGTGGCTGAAGGAAAAGAGGTTGATCCTGTATTAATAGTTAAAGATTTAACAGTTTCTGATAAAGAATCATAAATTGGACTAGTCCAACTTCCTAAAGATTGAACTGCCTTTTGTGAAAATACGTAAGAAATTGTTAAAGATGATCCCCCTGGCCCTGGATCAGGTATTGTAACCCAACTTGCTGAAGAATAATCCCATACTTTTCCATATCCTCCAGATAAAGCAAGATAAAGAGGATAAAATTTATTGATATAAGTTGGATAATTTCCATTTATTCCAATCCAATAAGTTGTGTTATTATCTGTAGTATATGAAATAGGAATATGAAAAGCATCTATAAGATTGATACCAGCTGAAAAAGATTGCGTAATAAGATCAGATTGTGCAAGAACAACTCCTGGACTTCCTAATAAATCTGACCAAATCGTTAATCTATATGAAAAAGTTCCAGAAGTAAAAACACTTATATAATATTGATTTGAAATTGTTGTAAAATTCCCTGACCTATTAATACTTATAGGATAAGCAGCTCGTATTATAGTACCAAAACCAACTAAACCAGTACCAAATTTTCCGCTATTAGACTCTCCAGTAAAATCAGAATGAACAGGAAGTTTTAAATTAGATCCATCAATGTAAGCAGCACCGGTTAAAGTTCCACTTGCTAACGTTGGAGTAAATGGCTGAATATCTTTAAAAGAATCAAGTCCATCTTTTGTAGCAACATTTTCTACAACTAATCCACCTTCCCAATCTGCATCAGAATCAAAAGTTATTGTTGGATTAGTTTGTTCATCTAATGTGGCTAATGGATGAGCAACTGTATCCCAATAAGGGCCTTTCATTGTCACATTTCCTGGATCAGATTCTAAATTAATTCCTCTTTTTCTTGCATCAATTGAAGTTATAGAGTTTCCATCTATATCAAATCCTTGTTCAAAATCCGTTAAAGAAGATTGAGTAATTTTATTCTTCTGAATAGAAGATTGTTGAATATTAAAATTTATTTGATCTTCGATATCATCACTAATATATGTTATGTTACTTCCGTCATAAGCGTATACACCATTTTCTGATAACCAAATTAATAAAGGAATACCATTTATAACTCTTATTTGAACTGAACGATTATCGACACATCCTACAGAAGGATCAATTTCAATATATCTATAAGTATCTGGTGTATCTCCAAGTATCTGTCCCATTGATCCTCTATTAAATACAACTTGTCTACCTAAATATTCAACAATTGCAGTTATAACATTTTCTGTATCACAGTCAATAGTATTATCTGGATCAAAAATATCTGGAGTAAGGGTATTTGAATAAAAAAGTGTATAAGGATCTCCTGGAACTCCTCCAATAAATAAAGAATCATTCCAAACATTAAGTAAAGTGCAAGCTGAAGGGATATTATTAAAAGTAGGAAGAGGAGTAAGACCTGCATTAACTGTATCAGCAAAAGTTACTGTGGTATTATCGTTTATTACTCCAACTAAAACATAAACTCCATCATTATCATCTCTATAAATATTTCTTGCTGTAACTCCATATCCACCAATAGGAATAGTTTTTAAATTAACTGTTTGATTTGGAGAAGAAACTACATGAACAGCCGAAGCTGGCCCTCCATTAGATTCTTCTGATCCATAGTATAAAAATGTTACAATATAGTGATGACTGCCTACAGGAACAGATCCTCCAGCACTGTCTGCATTAAATGTAGCAGCACTTTGAGGAACTTGGCAACCTACATCTTTAACTGTTTGAGTAGGAAATGTATAAGTTGCTCCTCCATAAGAGGTTGTACGATCATAGACTTTAAATGTAACTCCATTTGAAAAATATACCTTATCGTTAATAGCCACAAATTCATTATATAATGTAGCAGATAATCCAGTTAAAATCTGGTGCTCAACTCCGTTTCCTGTTGTATAATTTAATATACCATTATTTACTGTTAAAAGATGATGAACTCCGTCAGAAAATATAACTTCATATTGATCTTTAGCAGGAGTAGAAAGAGTTGAGTATACAACACCTCCAGGTCTTTTAGTTATAAGACCACTTACAGAAGTTTGTATATTTTTAGTACCAGCAGTAAAATCAGCAGCATCAACAACATTTGAATCAGCTGGATATTTAGTTTTTAAAGTTCCCCATTTTTGAGCAGGTACTGAAATTGATAGTTTTTGCATTTGTTTACCTCAAGTATCAAAAGTGATACCTTAAGCGTTCCATTTTGCTTTTTTAACGTAGTTAAATTCAATCCAATCAGATATTCTAATAAAATCTACAAATCTTTTTCCACAAATTGCAACATGGATATAATCGCGTAGAAATACAAAATCAATTAGTCTTTTAGCATAAATATGACTTAAAGCATCTACTAAATTAACATTATCTAACATAGTACGAAGTACTGTTAAAGATTTATTATCATTAATCATTAGATGTTCAACTTTAATTAAAAATGTATCTAATTTTTCAGATTCACTTATTTCACAAGTTTCGACTAATGCTTTTATAGTTTCTCTGAAACTTGTGTCACTCAAAATTACAGAATCTAGTAATCCTAACCCTGATACTTCTTCTTCACTGTCTAATAGATTAGCTGCATCAGATAAAGATAAACTTACTGATTTATTACTAGTATCTAATAAACCAATAATTTCATTCTTAGGTATCGAATATTGCTTTGATATACTATCTAATAAATTAGTAGATTCTAAAAAAGAAAGATATAAATCTTTAATAAAAGTTTCTGATAAACTAATAGAATCAGACTTAGATGTAGAGTATTGTTTTATTAAAGTATCTAATAAATTAATAAGTTCTAAGAATGATTTGTAGGATAACTTACCAATAGCGTCATTCAAATTAATACTTTCGATAAAATATAAATAACAAAAAGAAGTAAGTTCTAAATCAGAAATAGTAATAGTATCATTTTTTAGGATGTTAGAACTTTTTAAGAGACTATCTATAATAGAAGTATTGTCACTTAAAGCACGTAACAATATATCATAACCATACTTGGATACATTGTATTCAGGAGTATTGTATGTAATCATTTAAGTATCTTCTATTTAATTTTGTAATGGCGGATTATATGTATCCTGTTCTACTATTGAAAGGTCTGATTCACTAACATTATCATCAATAAATCTTTGCTTTTGAACAAGAGCATCATTCTCACTAGTATGACAACTTGCATCAATCTCATCAATTTTAACTACCCACATTATCTTACCCTCCTAGCTGTGATACTTCCGGCAGCTTTTGGAACAGGCCCACCGCTATAAACCATTCTTATTTTTAAGTAAACTACTGTTGATCCAGCAACTCTAGAAAGTCTATATTTAGGAATACAACTAGTCATATTGGAAGCTGCATTAGGAGAAAGAGGAGTTGCAATATTGTATCCGTCAACTAAGCCAGTTTCAGAATTTCCAGATGTAATACTAAGTCCCATCCACCATCCTGTCACAGTAGCACCAAAAGCAGTCGTAGTTACTAAGCCAGTAATATCCCAATCTCCACCAGTTAAAGTAAGAGAAGTAACATCTCCAATAACTGCATTAGCAGGAACAGAGGTAAATGTTGAAACTATAGATTCTAAGTATTCACCTATATAACTTGTAGCTGCACTATCATTTGTAAGAGTTCCTTTTCCTATTAACTGTGTATCAAATGTTTTAATTCCGCTTACCGTTTGTGTTCCTTTATTCATAACAAACGCTGCATTTTCACCTGGATCTGGAATTGTCAATACTCTATCTGCTGAAGGAGCTGGTGCTGTAATTGTTATTTTATTTCCTGCAGATACCCCTCCAAGAACTAACTGATTAGTAGTAGGATCAATTATAACAGCACTTTTAAATGTATTTTGGCCTTCAACAGTTTGACTACTTTTACTCATTAAAAAGTTAGCCAGAGTAGTTGTATCAGGTATAGTGTAAGTTCTTGCATTATTAGAGTGTGCAGTATTTATGCTAACTGTACTAGAAGATGCATCAAGACCACCTGTTAAAGTAGAATTTGAGACAGTTAAGTAAGTTGGTTGCGAACTTGAAATACCTATAGAATTTCCAGCGCTACCTGGTGTAACTGCAGTTAAAGTTACGTGATTGTCTCCTTCACCTCCAGAACAATATGCTGTAACAATTGTCTGTAAAGCTACTTTATTATTAATACCAACTGCAAATAGCTGAGCAGTAGTATCATTATATGCTCCTTTAGTCCAATCAACACCTTCTGTTAAAGTAACTCCTCCTATCACAGTGACAACTCCAGTTAACTCTGAAGTATCAGCTACAACATAAAGTCCTGTTGCTGCAACAGTTGCAATTTCAGCACTTGTAAGAGTTATTGTTTCTCCAGAAGCTGAAGGAAGTCCTATTCTATCAGAAAGATTTTGTTCAATAGCTTTAATCTCATCTTTTAATGAGTTATGATGAGCAGCTATAATATTAAGAAATACTGATTCACCTAAAGAATGAGAAGAAGCTGCTGTTCCATCAGCTCCTCTTGTACATCCTGTAAATGATGTTCCTGTTTTACCGGTATATGCAATAATTTCAAACTCTACCGTTACATATCCAGCAGTAGGAAATCCAGTAGTGCTAATGACATTAACTGTTGTTGCACTATCAGAAAGTGGGTTGTCTGTTAGAGTCGTATTAAGATTATTTACAGCAATACTCAAATCAGCATCCGTAGCAACAGATGTTGGAAATTTTGCACTCATAAATTTATTCTCCTTCTAAAATGCCTACCTATAGCAGGCAAATTTGACTTTAAATGAACTATTAGTTTAAGTTATACGCTAAAATGTATACTTATAGTATACAAATCAGAATAATTATAAACTATTATCCAAGTGTAACTTGCCAAGTAATTTGAAGGCTATCAGACGCACCTTTATTAATAACATCAAATACTTGGTGAGCAAATAATGTTCCACTTGTAACAACACTAAATAATCCTGCTTCTGTAACAGCTCCAGTATCAACTCCAGCACCAAAAACAGCAATATTCTGCCAAACATTTGTGCTTGAAGATAACGTTCCAAGAACTCTTGTTGCCAAAGGATCTTCTAAATCAACATCAGCAACATCAGCAGCTGTCATTCCTTCTCCTAAACCAACATATGACATAAACTTTCCAGACTGTGAAGCAGCAGCTAACCAAGCAGCAAGATAGTTCTTACCAGCTGTAACAACTAGATTGTCTATGTGTCGTTCATCTAAAATGTCGCCATTTACATCTCTTAACACAATATCAATATGACCTTTAACTTTGAGTGAGTCTTTCATTTTAATTCTCCTTTAGTGTTTTTAATTCTGTAAGTGTTGTTGCCTATTATACGATTTAATTCTATGACAAGATGATACTTTCTATCCTCTATTTTATTTATATATAGCATATATTTATAGTTGAAATGGATTATAGCCAGGGATTCCTAAATTGAATGATATTGGTGAGTCTATATCTAATTTAAATCTTTGATCAGAAGATCGTTTCTTTAACCACTTTCTACCTTCTCCAATACACCTTAAATATTCTTGATGATGTTTATCAGCTTTATCATCCTCTTCTTCTTTATCCCATGCTTTCCACAAAATAAATTCTGTTATAGCTTCACTGAGTTCTTCTGGTAAGTTAATACTATCTGTAAGATATAACATAGTAGATGGTTTAGCCTTATAATACAACCAAATTGATGTAGCATTAGTTGCATCAGGGGGTGGTTGTACAATTAAAGTGTTATCCCAAATCCAGTATCTTTGATTTCCTCCTTGTTGATCTACACCGTTACCTAAAAAATTAGGTTTTTCTTGAGCTATTTTTTCTAAATTTGTTGGATAAATCCTTCTCCAGTTATCATTTCCATCTGAATTAGGAACATTGTGCATCATTAGTCTAACAGAAATACAGTCTGATGGAAGAACATATTCTGTTTGTCCTTGAACTAATGTTGCATAAGAAGATCCTTCTAAAACTCGTGTTTTATTCGTATAGTCTAATTCAGCTCTATTAGCATGACGTATTAATTCTGCATCACTCCAGAAAACTGGATTTATTTCTAGTAATTCTCTACGAACATCTGTTAAAAGTGTACTAAGCTGCATTTTCTTTCTCCTTCTTCTTATTTATCATACTGGAGATATCCATAATATCATCTCGTTTCATTGGAACACTGTCAACAGCTTCCCCTTCAATCATAACTTTTGTAGTTTCTTTACTTGCATCCCTAATAGCTCTTCCAACTGGATCTAACTCTGGTTTAAATCTTGTGTTAAGATGTTTGCAATCTTTACTAAAGCAACTACCAAAAATAGCAGATGCTTTGTCAGCAGAAACATACTTTTTACTAATAAGAATATCAATAGTTCGTCTCCATCCAGACTTTACTATATGACCAACAGAATCAAACTCTATAAATTCAGGGGTACAGAATCTGTCTGTTCCGCATACATGCTCTATTTTAAAGTCATCAATATAGTATAAGCCAATAGGTTTAGACTCATCTGAAGATGATAAAAACCTTAGTTTTGGATTACATTGTTGTACGTATTTATGGAATGTTCCTATTAACATTCTTTCCTCCTAAATCTTCGCTGGATTGTTTTAATTGTGGTTATCTCCAGCTTTCAGGGAATTATCCCACCCACAGCAAACTTATGCATCAAATGTAACTACTTTCCAAGATGATCCATTATACACAGTTACTTTATGATTAGTAGAGTCATAAGCAAGCATACCTTCAACTGGAGTTAAACTTGATACTTCAGTTGCAGTTAATGTTGGAAGAACAACAGTTCCTGTTAAATTCCCAGACAGTAATCGTAAATTTCCTGCATTAACTGTTACATTTACATCAGAAGTATTTGCAGATCCAACTGTTCCAGTATCTACACGATCAAGAATTAGTTGTTTAGGTGAATCTTGGTCAGCTTCATCCCTAAGATTAAACACAACATTTGTACGAGCAGCAATTTTAGCAAATCCACTTGTATTTTCTCCTACTGCTGAAATAAGGAGAGCATTTGAAGATTGAATTTCTAAATCCATATCTTCATTACCACCAGTAATAAATCTTGTATCTAATAAACCATTTGTATCATAAGAATCATTGTGAAATACTCCTGAATAAGACTGAACATACTTTCCATTAATATCTACTCCACTAACTCTTAATGAAGCTGCATTATCTTTATATCCTCTAACAACTTCAGTTGTTCCAGAAGGATTAATAGACACTACTGTAATTACTTTTTTAGCAGCATGAGTAGCAGCAGTTGTTCCGTTAGCTCCTCTTGTTAAACCTAAAAACTGACTATCTGATACATGAGTAAAATATATTGTTTCACTTTCAATAGTTAATACTCCACTATTATTTACATCAGATATTGTATTAGTAACTTGTAATTCAGTATCACTTTCTGTGATACCATGTAATAAACTATACTCCATAAATTTCTCCTTTTATCTTTCTGCCACTGGCAGTTTTTTTCTCATCTCTTCAGGTGACATACTCTCAAGATTTTTCTCTTCTTTTGAAGAGTTAGACTGTTCAAGAGTAATCTCATAGTATTTACTAGATTCATCTTCACATTCATGAATATCTGTTATCTTTCCAGATACTCTAAATTCAGCTGTATCACCAACTGTGCAACTTTGTGCTTCATCTTTGGATACAACTATTCTTGAAATTGGTACGTAACTTGGTGACAACGCTTCTTCTTTCATTTTAGTCTCCTTAAATTTTTATGGATTTATATCATAAACCAAAGGTGTTACATATCTTACTGAAATATAGTCAACTAAAGCTCTAGCAGTTAATGTTCCAACAAATTCAATTGAAAATTGAATAAATTGACCGTTTAATCCTATTGAATTACCTATAGTTAATGGAGATCCATAACTTCCCATATCTGACAAAGAATTTGAACTTCTACATTTAATAACTACTGACGTTCCAGAAGGTGATATTTTACTAGCGTCAAAAATTTCCCAAAGTTGACTTACTAAATTTGAATCAAAAATATTTGTCTCATAATATCCGCTTATACTGTACCCTTCATTAATGACTGTATCTAAGTTGTCTATTAGTGGAGTAATACTTAAATCATTTGTATTTAAAAATACTCTTATATCTAAAGTTTTTATTCCTATAGGAAGAGTGCTAAAATTAGTTATTACAGTAGTAAGATCTGTAGCATTAACTCTAAGAGTAGAATCTACTGGAGTAATCCATGTAACTCCATTCCAAGTTAGCCAAGAAATTCTTCCATCAACAGAAAATAACACTTTAATATCTGTATTTACTGGTATAGTTGAACTAAATGTAGCAGTTTGCCAATTCAGGAGTGCTAAATCAATAATTTGTGCAGCATCTTTTGTATCAATATATAAGTTATCTTGAGTTGAATATGTAATAAGTTCTTTGGTATAAATATTGTCTAATTCTGGTGTGACAATACTTGTATCTGAGTGTAATAATGCTCGAAATTTTAAAATACCAGAAGATCCTAGGCTTCCTATATTTGTATTTATTTCGCTGGCTGTATTAGCTTGCGTATATGTATTATCCGTAATAGTCCACGATGATCCAGACCAATATTTCCAAGTAGATCCATTGTCAGAAGAAATATGATATTTAATATCTGAACCGCTGGGTTTTGAAGAAGTTTCTATGAATTGTACTAGACTAGAAACAAAGGTAAAACCTGTATTATTGACAATGGTTGGATTTCCAGTATCGTATCCACCACCTTCAGTTCCTGCACCTGAATTATATCGTGATGTAACCTCTACTTGGGACAACACTTTATCATAAATTACAACTTCATCTAGTATACCCAGCCATCTTTCTCCACCATTCTCTCGGCTTCCAACATAACAAGATGCACTATTTAAAATTGTGGAAGTTATACTATTATTATCAACAATATTTGTTTTTAAAGAACCGTCTAAATAGATTTTAACTCCACTAGCTAAACTTGTACCGTCATAAGTAGCAATACAATGATGCCAATTACCATCTGAAAGTACATCATTTGTATGTATCTGTAATACATCTGATGTTCCATATAAATTAAAATAAGGTTTGCCAGCTGAAAGAAAAAATCTCCAACCAGTATAGGGGGCAGACCATAACATTTTACTTACTATACATTGGGCAGTTGTTTTAGTAGTTTTAATCCACGCTTCTAAACTAAACACATTCGTTCTTTCAAATCCAGCTATCGCGCCACAGTTTACCGTTTGATTCGTTCCATTTAATTGTAAACCATTATTTAACTTAGCTGCTACCCAAGAAGGATTATTAACTGTAGTTCCATTTCTTCCATTACCGGATGAATCAGTGGCAGTTGTTCCAGAAGATTCATTTAAATGGTATTGTGTATAAACTCCTACCATACCAACTAATTTAGCTATCCCGCCATTAACTATAATTTTATTCGAATCATAAGTATAATCTGCACCATTAGAAAATGCATAATTAACTTCATTACCAGACAATGCTTTTAGCTTAGCAGACCCGCTAATAATTTCAAGTTTATTTACATCTGATAAAGTATATTCTGCAGCACTATCCCAACTAATAGATCTAATGCCGATATTCTGCTTAGGTCTTAAAACTGCAGATGAACCAACTCCAAAAATTTCTAAATTAGAATCTAATAATCCTTTATTCCAATCTATTTCTGTATCCCAAATTAAACGACTTGAATTAGCAAACTGAACTCTTAAACTTTTATCTGGAGTAAAAGAAAAAGCATCTCCTTTTTTAATATTAACCAAAAGACAGTGATCAGAATCAACTGTAACTCTTCGTGTTGCTCCAGTAATAGGATCAGCACCTAATACACTTCTTGCATTGGTAATAGGTGATATAGTTTCGTCATCACCATCAGCAGGAGCAAATTCAGGAAATTTAATACCCATTATTCTATCCTAAGCTAATCTTGTGGGGTTTTTAGGATTCCAATTTCTAGAATCCAAGGTTAACCCCGAACCTCTAATAAACGAATGAATAAACTTTAATACGCAGCTGTAGCAGTATAAATTTCAATCGCACGAAGAACATCAAGAACCTTCGTAACATGACTGAATTTATAACCAACTGTTGAACGTTGATCCAACGGATCAGCAGATCCAGCAGAACCAAGCTGTTTGATAATCGTCTTTAGATTATTTCCAGCAAGTTCCACAAGACCATAGGCTTCTTGAGCAAACATATAAGCCTGATGAACATCAGCAGCAGGAGAACCACCACCAGCAGCAACGTGAATATAAACGTTTGGAGATTCAACAAGACGAGAACCATACATACTACCAATCTCACCCTTATAAAGAGGGCCAGGGGTAGTATACTTGTTCATATCAAGCCAAGCTCCAGTTGCATTTTCACCCTGTAAATCAAAAGACTGAGCAGGAGAAATAACGCAAGGATAAGAACTTCCAATTCTTTTTGCAGCAACATTGCGAAGAGTGTAAACTGCACGCCGAATTTCTGAAGATGTCATAACGGCAATAACTGCAGCTTCATTAGCAACTTTATTAGCAAATTGCTTCGTAACATTACCATCAAGAGAATTGCGGATAATTGTATCAATGCTTAGAGCAGCACGATACTGAAGAACATCTAACGCACCTTCAATAACAGGATCAATTGATTCCCCGATCAAATAATCAGATAGAGTAACATAGTCTCCATACTGAAGAGGAATACAAGGGATTTGGGTTGACTGAAGTGTCAAACCATCAGGACTCTCACCTTCGTTAAGAGGTGTCGTATTCGCAGCGAAGTTAGTATAACGAGTAAACGTAATTGTTCTACCAGATCCTTTTGGAAGAGTTTTCTTCTGACCAAATTGGTCAAAATGTAGCTCTTTCTCAAGGCGGGTTAACAACCGTTTGTCATAATAAATAGCTGCACTAGCGTTTGGAAAACCACTAGTAGTTGTAATATTTGTATTAAGTACACCAGCCATAGGAATATCTCCTTACTTAATCCCTCTCGGCCACACCAATTTGAGAAGCGACGATCTTACGAAGTTCGTCAATATCTGTAATTTTGTTGAGGTCAGGAGTGGATGTTGAAACAGATTTCCCACCGCCAGCGGTGCCCGTTCGGGCCTCTCTCGCTAGTTTACTTTCAGCAGATTTTTCGCCGAGTTTTCTTGCTTCTTCTACGGCTCCTTCTGCACTTCGATCTTTAGCTAGTTTGTACAAGGTATCAATGCAATCTGCAATAGGCATATTCCAATTAACAGGACAGTTAGAATCATCACTTAAATCTTTCATTATAGGTTCAAGTTTAGTGAAGTCGGGATAGTTAATAGCATCTGACCGTCGTCTCATTAAATTGACTTCAGTTTCTAGTGCCATATTCTTCTCATTTGTTTCACTAATCTTTTTTTCATAGTCAGACTTAATTGGTTCTAACCACTTTTGAAAATGCGGTTGCAATGCTTTTGGGCCTTGTGTCTGTAAATCACGAATAAACTGTGCAGGATCAATTGGAGTTTCGGTGGCTTTCTTGAGTGTATCATAAACTTCGTCAAGTCGTCTTTGAACAGAAGCTGATTCCTGAGTTCGTTTAGTAAACTCCTTACGAAGTTCTCCATACGATTTATTCACGGTATCAAACTGTGACCTTAACTCGTCATAACTTTGCTGCACATTAAACTCTTTAGGAGCAGGTTGAGTATTGTCGGTGGGTTTTGTCTCTCCTACTTCTTTAGAGGTGTCAGTAGTATCAACGGTCTTCTCAGCATTATCCTCAAGGGGTGCTGATTGATTATCGTTGTTATTTTCCATTTTACTTCTCCTTATACGCTTTGTTCGCTATCCGCGAGAGCGTTTAAATCTGGAGTGGCATTATTTGCCAAAATCTTTTTAGCTTGATCTCCAAGAACTACAAATTTAGTTAAAAGACTAAGAGCTTTTTGCACTCCTCTAGCTTCTAACCTAGCTTCTCTAGCTTGTTCTTCAGTTCCGGTAAGCCAAGTATTTTTACTATCAGCAATAATTTTTTGTATTTCATCTCTATAAAGTTTGTATCCTGGATGTAAGCAAAATGATCTAATTATATCACCTTCAGCAGATGCATGAGATAAAGTTTCTTCAGACATTTGGAGTCTCCTTTGGTGCAGCCATTGGTGTTTCTGCTCCATTAGTTCCTACTTGTCCACTAACTGCATTAGAAAGATTACCATCAACTACATTTCCTTGTACTGGTTGAGCTGAAACTCCCGTAAGACTAATTTCATCTTTGTTAAATCCCATAAGTTTCCAAACTTTTTTAGCAAGAGATAGGATACTATCTGGAGATAATACTTTTCCAAATATTCCCATAAAAGAAATAATTCTATTAATTTTACTTTCTTTATCAACGATATCACTAACAGCAACAATTTTAATTTCAAATTCTGCACGAATCATTTCAGGAGTTATTTCACGGTCAAATATATGACCATACAATCCTGTCTTTTCAAATACTTCATCTTCATCTAAAAATTGAAGATCAAGTTGATAAAACATTCTTAAAACTCTTTTCAAAGCCATCTCTTCAATTAACTTAATAGCAGTTCCAAATTTTTCAAGAGCTTGACCAATTATCATTTGTGCTCCACGAGCGGTACGTCCTAATCTACCTGTCTGTGGAGTTCCCATTGCTGAATCAGGAATAAGAGCATCTTTGATTTCAGTTTGAATCATAGCAGCTTCAGTAAATGCTTGATCAGTTACATTATTTTGTTCTAATGGTTCAACATCAGTTAACTGGTCTACCCAAAGTATTCCACCTGGAGAACTAACAAGCATATCAGGATCAAGATCAGCTAAAGCATTAGCTTTCCACATTCTATTTAATGCCTGATTAATATTATCAAGTCTTTGTCTACGAATTGTCCAAAGTTCATGAACATTATTTATAACTGGTTCAATAAGTCCAATACCAAACCACTCCATAGGAATGGGAAACATAACAGCACGAACAAGAGGACGCTTCTGGTGATCAAAAGGATTTCCTATTGCTTTTACTAATACTTTACGATTAGCAACAACAATATAACATTCTTCTCTTATTCCATCTCCATCAAGATCCCAGTATCCCCAATACTCCAATAATTCCACTTGATGGGCATCAACAGCATTTCCACTAGAAGTTCCACGAATAGCATATCTCACATGCCTTGAAGAAGTAAATGAAGCCTTATCTGGTTTAATGTCTTCAGAATCTACATTTGCATAAACTGGATATTTTCCAGCTCCAAGTTCTTTTAATTGATCTATATTAATCCAAGATCTTATAATTACTCCCTCAGAATCTCTTTCACTTCTTGCCTCAGGATCAGGGAATACATCAAGAATATCAATTACATCTACTTCAGGTCTACGCTCTACAACTTTATATTCTTTCTTCTCTTTTCCATAAACTGCATCTTTTAATTTAAATCCCATAATAGAAACAGGTTCTCTAATAAGTTCTCTTGCCACAACCCATTTTCTAACTACTTTCCAATATACTTTTAAATAAGAAGTTCCATACATTAAAAGTTGTTTAGTAAAGTCCATAAACTTCTCAAAGAAATCAGCTTGAGCAAGTTGATATGCAAGAAGAAGTTCTACAAGATTTGTTCTTTCTAATTCCGCTGGATCAGTAGGAACACACTCAAAAAAATCTTCGTTAGAAGAAAATATAACATTTATAATCTTTGGAAGAGCAGTTTCTATAATTTGAAAGATGATGGGTACAGTAACAGATGAACGAGTTGGAGTTTTAAGTTTGTCAGTTGAACTAAAATAAAGACGATAACACTCATCCCAAACTTTTTCGTATGGTCTTCTCCAAGCACTCCATTGATCAAACTTCTTTGAAATTTTATCTACAATTGTTTGCTCTTTTAGTTTTCTTTTATCTGGATCTTTCTCTTCAATTGCAATTGGATCTTGAAAATCTTTTCCAGGAGAAGCAATAAATTGATCTTGTTTATCTCCAATCTTTTTTATGTCTTCAGTATCTATTTCTTCTTTTGGCATATTATCTTGAGTTGCCATTTTAGTACCCCGTTATTGAATCGGAAACTTTCATCCAATTACTGTGATATTGTTTAATATGTGTATTAGACCTTTGTGGTTTATTTAAATATAAACCTTGTAGCGGTCTACTGAATCCATACCGTAAAGCATCAACAGCATGATCATGCTTCTTAACAGGAGAATCATTATCCTGTGTGTCTTCGTTTGGTGCCTTGTAATGATAACTTAAAAGCTCTTCAACCAAATTAGGACACTTATCTCTAAAAATTTTTAAACGTCCATCCCCAAACAATGACCGTATTCTTTGTATCCCAACCTCTACTGCTTTATTAGCTTCAAGTATTTCTTTATTACCATATTGTAATCTTAATTCAGAAATATTTTGAGCAGCTTGAGTATCTGCTAAAACATACTTTAAACTCTCATTATGCAGCCATTCACTTAAAGTCTTTAAAAGAGCTTCCGAACGATAGAACTCTTTATACACATAAAACGTATTGCTTGCAGGATCACGAGCAATACATAAGACAGCAGCAGGAACAGAGTGTCCAAAATCCATCCCCCCAAAACGAAGCCAATCTTTAGGGATTTCAAAAGGCTCCACACAATGGAACTCTTCATCAAACTCAGGATATACCAATCCTTCCAACCGTGTGAACTTCCCTTCATATCTTCTTTCAAAGATTGCTTTGGGTAAAGTTCGCTTTGCTCGCTCATACTCGTCTTTTGGAAACGCTGGATTGTCTGTTGACTTCCAGATGACTACTTCGTAGTCTTTATCGTCTTTAGCTTTCTGATACACATCTCTGAAGAACCATCCCGTGTTATACGGAGTTGTGGTTAGGATCATTCTAGCTTTATGTACAGATCCTCTACCCTGTGCATTAATCCATGCAGCAGACTTCATCTTTCCAACTTCATCCAACCATCCAGCTCTAATATCCATTCCTTCAATACTGTCAGGTTCATCCATTGACCGTACATAAATACGACAAGGTTCATCACTCCCTGGTCTAAACCAATTTAACTTAAAATAACCCTTATTCTCCATCCAAGTTCCCCAGTCCTTTGGAAAGAACTCTTTAAACTTGGGTAGTGTACTTTGTTCTAAAATCTTATAAGTTGGAGCTGCAATTAAAAAATCTCCTAATTCGTTCTGTTCTCGTAACTTATCAATTTCGCTAAGTAACCAGATTCCACCTATTGTGGTCTTACCTCCACGAATTCCTGCTATCGCAGTTATAAATCTAGCACTGCTTGCCAATATCTTACTTTGAGCAGGATGTAGTACCAGTTGTGCCATATTAGATTTTATCCTCTATTTGTGCTATTAGATAACACAAAATGCACTTAAAGTATCACTTACTCGCTTTCTTGTGCTTAACTTGTTTATTTGACTTTCCAGCTTTAGACAGGGCTATTGCAATGGCTTGTCTGTGTGGATACCCTGAATTACTTAATTCTGAAATATTAGCTGAAACAGCCTTATCTGAAGATCCTGTCTTTAATGGCATTGTTTTCTCCTTAAAGGGGTGACGGGGAGAATTGAACCCCATATTCCGGTTCACAGCCGGACGCCTTAACCTTTAGGCTACCGTCACAATGTACCGGCAATCCTGGTACTTTCTGAATACTTATTAAATCCTGGGAAATTGTGTTGAACTTTCTATTCCTTCCCAGCAAAGGAAGTCTATACATGAAACTTTCGTTTCAGTACCATAACCTTAGTTATGGGGAATAAATGGTTGCGCCGGTTGGAGTTGAACCAACGACCTCCAGGTTATGAGCCTGGCGAGCTACCACTGCTCTACAGCGCTAATATTTTATAGTTTGATATCCCTATACCTTATGAATTGAATCTTACGAGTTAATTACAGTTTATGTAACAATTTAGAGGGCTTAGTTTGCTTGGATCTATGGTCTGTCTACTAGTCCATTCTATACAAACCACATACTTCAGTCCCATCCCTACCCACTTAAACTAATTCAGCTTCAATGCTTGTAGTTGCAATAGATGGCAACTGGGAACTGTCAACTTGCGTTGTTACAACGTTATTGACAATGGTAAATCTGGACAGATTGTCCTTTGGCTTGTCCACATCTGGCAGACACTTAGCCAGGGTGCGAATGATTGATAGCTTCTCTCTTAATGTTACATTGAGTTTGGTATTATCCAAAGGCAAATCAATCAATTTATTCAATTCAACCATTAATCTATTACGATTGAAACCATTAGCTTCTGCTATTTCTGCTATCTTACCTTTCAAATAATGATTCAATTGATACGGCTGTTGAGCATTAATACCAGTATAACCAGCTAATCTATAAGCTTCTGGTATAGATAATCCTTTATTCATTAACTCAATAAACTTCCATTGTCTCTTATTGAGTTTCTTATCTATTGTATTTATTAATTGTTTATCATTATCAATCATTTTAGTATACTTATATCTAATTTACTAACTATTATTAACTATTTATACCTATTTTATTGGTTATTTGTATATTAGCTATACTATTGATAGTTAATCTACTAACTACTAACTACTAACTACTAATACCTAGTTACTTGTATCCAACTATAAGTATATTAATAACTGTATATACTACTAACTACTAACTATTAACTATTAACTACTAACTATATATTTATACTATTAATTACATAATAACGATATAGTGTATATACACACTATGTATATACGCATATAGCTACATAAAATTGGAGTATATCTTGTGTATGCGTGTATTCTACATAAGAGAATCAGTTATAAAATATACTCTCACTATATGCGGTCAATATGGCAATAAAGCAATATAAAATCTACAACTTAATTGAAATTTAACTTAGATGTTACATATGTAACAATATAGTAAATATGCAAATTATTGATAATCAATAAACAGACAGTTATTTATGCAAAATTCATGCAGTTGTTACATATAAGACAAATTAGGACAATAAGTTGATTCTACCAAACAAAGCAAATTACAGGCATATATTATTCACAAGGATTTCACATGAATGACATTAAGGTGTCATCACTTCCTGTTATGCTAGGGTATGAATAAAATCAAGTATAACAAGAATGGATTGCACATAGCAGAATTAATGACATTAGCTTTTATGTATCCAATCATTCACTCACTAGTTTGTTGGTTGATTGGCCATAATATGCACAAGCTAGCCATTTTTATTACACAAAAAATAATTTAAAATAACCATTGACAGAATTAGGTATGTCTGCTACACTTAGAATGAAGCAAAGGAGGAAGGTATGAAATTTATAAGAGAAATACCAGAAAAGATGATAACTCAATCAACTGTTGATAACTTAACAAACTACGGATTTATATTAGTGTATACTCAAGATTCAATAGAGGTATGGGTGGAAGACAATGAATTCTGAAATCTTATTATCAGAGATTGACACATCAGAACAACAAGCCATGACACTTGGAGACTTGAAGACGGCCATAAGACTTAATTGGTTGTACAATGCAATAAAATTTGATGGAATGGAGTATGATGAAGCTTGCTATAGATGGCAGGAAATAACTATCGGAGGTAAATAGAATGAAACTTAATTCAATAGGAATAAATATGACAGAAGTGGAAATGGAACTATGTATAGTATTATTTAGTTATAAAACACCAGTAGCATTTTATGACAAGGATGCAGATATGTATTACAAAACAGACAAATATTGGAGTAGAACAACAAGTAGACATATAAGGCAATGGTTAAGAGATAATGATTCAAATTGTATGAATATTATTACTCAAAAAGAATTAGACAATCTTTTATAAAGGAGATAAATAAATATGCAAAAGATAACGGAACAGGAAAAAGAATATATTAGAGTAACGATACAAAATGCCATGAGGGAGTGCGCCGAAAAGATTCTAAAAGAACACGGCGAGAAATGCGAGACATATAAAACTGCTGAAGCATATCTAAAGGAGCGCAATGACATTGAGCAACATTCTACAATGGATGAACAGGGGGAATTCGACCTTAAGACGGAAGACAAGTTAGAAGTTTTAAGAAATGAATTCCTTAAAAGTTTGTGAGAAGACTATTCTATTATGCTTCAACATGAATACGAATATTTAACTAGTCGGGAATCTATAGAAGAAATAATCCGCTCGAATGATTATGATTTTACAAGCGACGGAAACCTAGACTAAGGAGGCGCGAGACTATGGAAAATATAACAGAAAAAGAAGAGGAAAGGCGCGGCTTGTTATTGGTAGACGTTCTAAACTTAAAACCATGTAAAGGCGAGACGCGAACCATTGACGGGAAAGAGCGGGTCTTATATTGCACAACATGGGGAACTAAAACCGCGCTAGGATTATATAGGACGGTTGAAAGAATTATAAAGGACGGTGAATAATATGAAGTCATAAATGGCATGGACTAAAAAGGAAAATTTTAGGAGGCCTTTAAAATGGACTTTCTTACGCGCTTTAATAGTGCCGTGAAAAAGATTGATGCAACAAACGACACCGTTAAACCTAAACCACAATATGTGCCTATTGTATCAGTGGCGCATCTCTCACGGTTTAGACTTGTCACTATTTATAATGGTAGGCGTAAGATTATCGCGCATGGTCTTACACGCTATGAGGCGAGCATATTACAAAAACACGCAGAAATAAAATTAAGGAAGACACGAGAACCGGATGGAACTGGAAAAACTCTTTTTGAGGTAACAGAAATTTTAGTAGAAGAAATAATTTAAAAGGAGGTAAATTAAAATCAAATGCGACTTGTTAATAATTATCATGTTCTTAGTAGCAATTATGTTAATAATTCTCCTATGAAGAGGTGCCGTATGATATTTTTAAAAGAAATGTATCTTACTCCTCATCAAGCAAGAGAAATAGAGTACTTAGGGTTCATTGTAAAACTTGTTTGTTTTGGTTATATGCTGGACTTGTATAAAATATATATAAAGGAGTAATTCTCCAATGAAGAATAAAAGGCTAGACCTCAAAGGAACTATTGAGGAAGTAAATATTTTGTACCACGGAAATTCTAGTTGTTATGGTTTAACAGATACAAAAGGAAACAAATTCAAAATACTAATTTCAAAAGAATCTATAGACAAAAGTGAACTATTCATAGAAGTATTACTTCATGAGTTATTACATCTCTGGCTATATATTGTTGAGGCAGGATATAATATACATTTATCTGGTAGACAGCATCATAAAGTTATTGATAAAGTTACCCCGTATGCAACTAAGGAATTAATAAAAATACAAAAAGGAAAATAGTGTATGAACAACCAAAATGGTATTAAACTAAAATGTAATTTTTGTCAGTTTACATATTTTACAGATGAACTATATTTAATTACAAAAGGACGTAGAGATTTTCTAGTATGTGAATATCATAATTACAAACGCAGGAGAAAAGAAAATGAGAAATCAAACAGTAAAAGAAATCAAAGAAGAGTATAAGTATACTCATGCAGATTTACTGAAATATTATGTTTATAATAAACTTATAGATGATTTTTCAAAACAAGATATTATTAAGCAATTAGAAAATATGAAGACATTATTTTTATTCTGGGAAAGCATTGAAAAAACAAATATCTACACAAAGAATAAAGTAATGAATTGGCATAGAGAACACCATCTTTATGATGGATATGAAGGAGATTAATATGTCAAAAGAGTTAGAAAAAGACCTACAAAAGAAGTTTGGAGAGTTATATAAACCTTTAAGAGATGAGCGAATAAGTAATACTAATTACTGGAAATATAACGAATATAATGAGTATTCAGAATCTCCACAAGCGAATCCTGACATTTTGCCGTCTGATAGTCATATCTTTAAAACTAACTCAATGGCGGTCAAGCTAGGTGCCTTAATCAACGTTTTAAAGCTATCAAGCAAAGATAGAATCATCATAAATTTGTACTTGTCAGGATTAAAGCAAAATCAGATAGCCTATGAACTAAAAGCAAAGCATCAGTACATCAATGCAAGAATTAAATCTATATGTGACAAATTGAAGAAATTATTGTGATTCCTAAAAAATGTATTGCTTTTTGATCATTCTGACCGCTAAAGGTAGGAAGTATGTTGAAATCATTCAAAATCAGTAGTTTACTTTAGATTTAGGAGTTAATATGTTAGAAATAGATGATTTCTTCAAACAAATGAAAAATGAAGGCTATACCCATGGTAAGTGGATTAGATTTAGATCCTGTTACATGGTCTAATTTAAAACCAGCAAGAAAAACAATAGCTTATGGTGTGAGTATTAGAAAAGATGGCAAATGGGGTTACGAAAAAGGGAAACACTTAGCTTACTGTCAAAAAGGAGAGTAAGTTTTTAGAATTTTTAGTGCAAAAGGATATAACATGATACCATTTCTTGATTTCCTGTCACCAATTATCGAAAAAGCACTTAATTTTATACCAGATCCAAAGATGAAAATGGAGGCACAACAAAAGCTAGCGGAAGAGTTAAATAGACATAGTGAAGAAATACTTAAAGCCTTAACATTAGTTGATACGGCACAAATTCAAGTTAACCAAGAAGAAGCTAAATCCTCTAACCTGTTTATATCAGGTGGTCGGCCAGCAATTACCTGGATTTGTGCAAGTGCATTTGGATGGACTTATGTCATTCAACCATTTTTATCATTTATTCTTGCATCAATAGGACATCCTGTGAAGGACTTACCTGTATTAAATTTAAGTGAGATGATGCCTGTCCTTTTGGGGATTCTCGGACTAGCAGGAATGAGGACTTGGGAAAAATCGCAAAATGTTCAAGATAGGCATTAGTATGCCAATTATGTTTGTTCACATAAATAGGAAGATTAAAATGTTTTTGAAAGGAGTAATATTTTGGGTTGGACTATTTACATACTTAATTATCAGATATTTATATCCAAAAGGAAAATAAAATGACTGACGATCCTCGAACATATGATAACCTAAAAGGAGATGAAACTCCTAATGGTGTTTGCGGAATTTGTGGAATGGTTAAAATGACTATAAATAACCAAAAGAAATGTCCAAACTGTTCTACAAAAACAAAAGGGGAATGTAATATAGTTAATAATGCAGATGATCCTGGTCACGACGGATTTAAAGAACTATTGTCTACACCAATTAAAGAACCTCGATATAATGATTTAAAGAAATTGGATGGAAATATTGTTGAATTTAAAAGAGTTTCTCCTCCTGTTGAAATTGCAGAAAGTAACTATCAAGCACATTTAGATTGTCTTTATAAATTTTTAGGAACTATTTCAGTGGATTCCATACCTCGATTCAAAGCACTTCTTAAATTAAAGAAAAAAGTTTTAAACCTACAGTCAGAAATAAAACTGTTTTTAGACTCGAAATAAAGGAGAAATAAAATGTCAAGAGAGATAAAAAATAAAAAGGGAAACTATCCTCCAGCTGTTAAATTTAATAATGCAGGAGATAATTTTGTAGGAGTTTTATCAGGTAGTAAAGCAGGTACTTTTGGAAATGTTTTTTCTTTCAAAGCTATTGAGGGGACTGCTTTTATAGGAACTCCAGATGGTACAAAGAATGAAAAAGGACACAATAACTATAAATCAGTTGATGTTAAAGCCAATGATGTGGTTGAAATTGGAACTTCTAAAAATGGTCAGTTAGAACAAAAGCTAATGCAAGCAATTGTAGGAGAAAAAATAGAAGTTACTTTCATTGGATGGCAGTCTAACCCTAAAAGTGGAAGATCATTTAAGAACTTTAAAGTTGTTGTTCTGGATTAGTGGACTAATTATGTGCCGTGTTTATGATGAAAAAACATTTTAACTAAATTAAAACAAAAAATTAGAAAAAACTTACTTAATTGGTTAGACGGAATTTCTAAAGAAGAATACCTTAATCACCATTGTGATGAATGTAGATGTCTTGGAAGAATGATATCAACGATATGGGATAGAAAACTATTAAAAAGGTTAAAAGAGGAATTAAGATATACTAAACTTTTAAAGAGGTAAACTATGATAATTAATCAAGGAAGTTCAGAAGAATCCAAAGAACCAATGAAAGAAGTTATTAAAGATGTTTCATCTGGGACAGTTGTAAAAAACACCTCAGATGAACGTACTCGACTAATTCAACGTCAAGGATCTATTCAGCACGCTGTTATATCTCAATCTGTATTTTCTAATTCTACTAATTATGACGAATGGTGGAATCTTGTACAGAAAACAGCTGATAAAATGGTAGAATACATAAATAGAGAATAATGTGATTGAATCCATAAGCAATGGTCATAAATTAACTTTTGAGGAATCAAGACATTTTTATAATCTAGATGGTAAAAAGATTGATTCTGTTACAGGAGTTGTTAAAGGGGGATATCCTACTTCATTCAGATTAATTAACTGGATGATTAAAGAAGGAGTAAAGGCTTGTATCGAATTCCTTAAGCAATTTCCTGAACAAGTTAGTAGATTGCCTGAATATGTTATTGAAGAAGTACTAAAGTCATCTTGTGGAGCAAGTAGAAGATTAGCAAAAGAAGCTGCTAATATTGGATCACTTGTTCACCTTTATGCAGAATATTATGAAAGTGCAATGCCATTAGATGAAGAAATACATAACTCAATAGTTTCAAATAAAGATAGACAAAAAATATTCTCTTGTATTAAAAAGTTTAGACGATGGAAGAGGAAAAACAACGATGAAATTATTAAACATGAAGCAATATGTGCTAGTACTAGGTATGGGATTGCTGGTAAGTTTGATAGGTTGGCTAAACGTCGTAACTCTGTTGTTTTGTCTGATTGGAAAACATCGTCTGGTATATTTACTGAACAGTTTATTCAGCTTGCTCTGTACACTATCCTTATTGAAGAATGGTTCAATATCAAGGTTGACGCTATTGAAATTGTTAGGTTTGGTAAAGAGGATGGGGAGTTTGAAACTAAGTTAATATCTGATCCTCAACAACTTGAAGAATTAAAACAACAGTCTATTAGGAATATAGAAACAACAAAATTTATAAAGAAATGGGAGTGATATGCTACAAGAGGCGAAGTATCTACTATCGCAAGGCATATCAGTAATTCCAATTTTGGGAAGAGAAAGTTCATCAGAAGGTAGGTATAAGTCACCAGTAATAAACTGGTCTGAATTTCAAACTAGACTACCCTCGATGGTAGAAATTAATAAGTGGTTTAAGTCTACTCAATATAATATGGCAATTGTATGTGGATCAGTCAGTAAGTTAATTTGTTTTGATGTAGATGCCAGGCATGATGGATTTAAAAGTATAGCTCAATACAAATTCCCGAGTACATGGCAAGATCAAAGTCCAAATGGGATGCATTATTATTTTAGATGGCATCAAAGTTTTAATGATCTTGACACAAAAATTATAAGTATCTTACCAGGATGTGACTTACAAGGAAATGGATCATATGTTATAACACCACCGTCTATAGGGTTTAATGGTAAAGAATATAAATGGATACGATCACCAGAAAAAACACCTTTAGCCTTTCCTCCTTCTTGGTTATTAGATTTAATTACCCGAAAAGAAAAAGAGATTAAAGTAGGAAATCAGCAAGGCTGGATTGAGGAGGTACTTTCAAATGTCAAAGAAGGAAACAGAGATAACACATTTTTTAAACTTGCAGGTAGATTCTGGCATGATGGTTTATTACCTGGAGAAATTGTTGAGTTACTTAAACCTCACGCTGAGCGAGTTAAATATCCTATCAGCGAATTGCTTACGAAAATCAGTCAAATTCAAAAGTATTCGAGGTCTGAGGGACTCAGTATTGAATCAGATAATAATGCTCAGCAAGTTCAAGAATTCATGGAGAACGGAGAAGCTGACATTCAATGGCTGGTTAACGGTATTATACCGGAACAATCCACAATTATTCTTGGAGGACTTCAGGGAATTGGTAAAACATGGTTGATGCTAGATTTAGCAATTGAAATGTCAAGAGGAGGAGGTAGCTGGTTAAAAAAGTATGCAGTAAATCCAGCAAAAGTGTTATATGTTGATGAAGAATCTAGTAATGTCCTTCTTCGTTCAAGACTTCGTAAACTCTTATTTGGTAAAGGTCTACGTGTGTCTGATCTTAACCTTAATATTGCTATTGGTCATAATTATAACTTCTCTTCTGAGATTTCTATCAATAAATTCAGGAGTTTACTTCAAAAACATAATCCGAAAGTTGTATTTATTGATTCATTAGTTCGAATTCATAGAGGTTCTGAAAATAGTTCTACTGAATTATCCCAAGTGTTTGGAGAGTTTAAAAAATTAATGAGAGAATTCGATTGTACTTTTATATTTGCAGATCATGAAGGAAAACAAGTTTACTGGTCTGAAATAGAAAATAAAGAACCAAATTCAAACGATCTTAGAGGAAGTAATGAAAAAGCAGCTTTTGCAGATAGTGTGCTATCTTTAAGAAGAAAAAAAGGTGAGTTATTTCTGTATCATACTAAATCAAGATTTGGAGAAGCAGTTTTACCAATTATGATAAAAATATATGATCCTGAAAATGGAAAGACTGAAGTAAGTGGGTATTAAAACGAATATATATTTTATGTACCCACTAATTCCTTTTATTTTAGGAATTTTAATAGGTTTACTGCTATGTTTAATTCTTGATAGAAAATCAACAGAATATTTTATGAGGAGAAAATGGTTAAAATCTATACAGCACAAGCGATGACAGGTAGATCACAAGAAGAAATTGTAATCTATGCCAGACACTCTAAAAAAATATTTGAAGGAGCAGGTATTCATGTATTAGATCCTGTCTTAACTGAACGTATTAAATCAAAGAAACAACTTCTCACAGATAAACCAATTTCATTGTTAAAAGATTATTGGAAACGAGATAAAGAAATGATTAGAGAAGCTCATGTAATTGTTGATCTTAGTCCAGAGTTAAAAAGTGAAGGTGTAGCACATGAAATAGGATATGGTCGTTATTTTCTTTGGATACCAATTGTTAGAGTATATAAACCAGAATCAAAACCAGCTAGTCTGATTGCAGTTTTTGAAGACGACCTTATTGTACACTCATTAGAAGAAGCGGCCATTCAAATACAAAAATACTGGGGAAGTTGGTCTAAAAGATTCATGTGGAGGATTAATCTATATAACAGATGCTTTCTTAAAGCTTGTTATTATAAATTTTTAAGATGGTTATGATTAATATACAAATAAAAACAATTCCTCACAATAAGCAACATTATAATACAGCAGGTGATTATTTTACTAAAAATGAAATATAGTGTTTTCGTATAAGAGAATGTAGACTTCCTGTTTATGAAATTCCTTTAGCAATTCACGAACTAGTAGAATCTTTTCTTTGTAAATATATTTGAAGATCTTAAATCTATGCCTAAATTTATTAAGGAGATAGAAAATGCCATTCATCACTCACAACGAAAGAGTTGATTTAGATTTAAATAATATACCTCCTTCAACTGTTGGTCAAATGTGCTATGTAGAGTACAAAAAGTTAGTTTCTTATTGGTATATAGATCCTAGATGGACAACTATCCACAATTTGGCTAAAAGTACATTTGATATTACAGACGCACAAGCTGCGAGACTTTTAGCCTATTTAGTATTTTTCAGTATGAAAGCAATGCCATATGAAATTGAGAAGGAAAAGACCAATGGAACAATCTAAAATAACCATATTTCCTATAAAATTCCTAGGTAGTATTCTTGCTTTAACTATGTCATATCAAATGTGGGGTTGGAAAGGATGTTTATTTGTACTAGGATTACTTTTAAGAGGATAGTATGAAAATAAAAACTTTATTTAAAAAAAAAAATAATTAAGAATCTAAACAGATGCAACAAAGAAGAAGCTTTTAAACGTGTCTATATTGTTGGTTTTATTGATGGAGTAAAAGATGGCAAAGAGTATTTCCTTGACCATCTATTTATTCGTGATATAATAACTAATAAATAATATAAAATTCTTAGAAAGGAGTTATAAAATGGCTGCTATAGTTGGAATATCAGGTAAACGTGGAGTAGGAAAGTCTCTTCTTTGTAATCCATATTTAAAAGCCAGAGATTTTCAAATCTATGCTTTTGCTGATCCATTAAAAGAAGATGTTCGTAGATTCTATGGATTAACCAGAGATCATACAGATGGTAAATTAAAAGAAGAACCTTGTCACAAACTTGGTGGACGTACTCCAAGAGAAGCTATGATAGCAGAAGGGTTGCTTCGTAGACAGTTTTCAGAGAATGGAATGTATTGGGTATATAAACTATTTGAAGATAAGATTAAGAAAGTTCCTGAAAATACATTAATAGCTATTTCAGATGTTAGATTTAAAAATGAAGCAAATTATATTCATAAACAAGGAGGATATTTAGTTCGTCTTGATAGAAAACTCGAATTAAATGTACATAAAGGATTAATAAATGATCCTTCTGAGAATGATCTTGATGACTATAACTTTGATCTTCGTTTAACTGAAGCAGAAAACATTACTCCACAAAACTTAGAAAGATTCGCTGATAGGATATTAGAGTGTATAGCAAAATCAAGAAAAGTTTAATAGTTTTATCAGCAGCAACTAGTTCTTACTTATTATTATGTATTTTAATTATTACAAAGAATGGTATTGGCTTAAAAAGATATGTTATAAAAACACTATCACAGATATGGAGGGCTAAATAATGTTTCATACAATGTATAAATGTATTGAATGTAAAAGAATTTCGGATATTGGAGATTTTATTTCCGATACTGAATTTCTTTGTATAGATTGTATACAAAAAGATGATGAGGAGATTATTAATGATTTTGACGAAGACTGTTGAATGGGGAGTTCAGCAATATGGTGCTACATTAATTATTAATGATCTTCAATCACCAATTGATCCTCACTTACCTCTTTTTATTGATGTTGAGACTGATGAAAAAGATAATTTTGTTGGCATAGGATTTACTTCTGATGGTAAATTAATTTACTATTT